CTACCCCGGCGTGTACGCCGACATGGCTTGGGACCGCATTGTTTGGGCCGATGCGCGCGGGCAGTCTGCACACACTGCGGTATTCAAGGACATGCGCGCTGAGGGGTTGCCCGAGTGGCTGCGTGCTGAATGCGAAACAGTAAAACTGAGCGTAGCAGAAAAGGCTAAAATTTTCCCCGCTACGGGCAGCTTACCTCGCATGGGGTGCTATTGCCCGGAGAGATACGCCATTCAATAACGAGGATAACATATGAAGCACCAGATAGTAAACATCCGTGGCTGCAACGGCTCGGGCAAGACCACAATTGTGCGACGGTTCCTGGACAGGCTACCCGTCCGCAAGATCGGCGAGCGCGAGGACCGCCCCGTGGGTTACCGCGTGAATGCCGAGGCCTGGGGTATTAAGACCCCCATCTTTGTAATCGGCTCGTATGAGAATACCTGCGGCGGCACCGACGGCATTAAGACGCAGGAGGAAATCGCCACCTACATTAAGCAGGCCCACGCGCTGGGGCATGTGCTGGTGGAAGGGCTCCTTATGAGCAAGAGCTCGGACGGCGGACTCACCGCCCCGGTAATGCGCGACCTGGGCGGCATCTTTGCCTTCCTGGACACACCCTGGGATGAGTGCCTGCGCCGGGTGCTGCACCGCCGCCAGGAGGCCGGTAACGACAAACCGTTTGACCCCGAAAAGACCATGCGCTCCGCGTATACGCAGTGCCACCGCTCGGCGGAGTTGCTCACCGAGGCCGGGGGGTACGATGTCCGCTGGTTAGACTGGACCGACCCCATTACCGGAGTGGTGGGTTACTTGCGTGAGGCTGAGGCGTGAAAATGGACGAAACCCTTGTGCACTTTGCCACCGAGCGGGAAAGCATCCGGCAGGCAAAAGAGTCCGGACTGGCACCTAAGTGGACGCGGGATGAGATCCTCGCCCGCTACAAGTTTACCAATGTGCGCCGCCGGGATGATAGAGTGTCAAAGTGGATTATTGAGCACTTGATTGCTCCCGCTGCGGACGCGCCGGATTTGTGGTTCACGCTGCTAATTGCCCGGCTTATTAACTGGCCACCCACGCTGGCGCACTTGCTTGATGCCCGGGTGCTACCCGCTTACCCGGAGGCCTTCAACGCGGAGGCCTTCGTAAAAGTTCTCAATACTCGGGCCAGCCTGGGTTACAAGAACTACACTGGGGCGTACGTAGTGTACCCCACGCTCAAGAACCCCGGTATGACTAAGGCCGAGCTGATGAGCCAGTACATAATTGGCGACGTTATTAAGCAGGCCAACACGGTGCGCACAGCGCTCGCCCGGTGCCGGGTTGAGGACTTTGTTGAGTCGCTCTCCAAGTGCTACGGTGTGGGCACATTTATGGCCGGGCAGGTGGCGGCGGACTTGACCTACTCACAAACCCAACTTGGGCATGCATCTGACCTCTACACCTACGCGCCTAAGGGGCCGGGTAGCCAGTTCGGGTTGAACATGCTGCACGACTTCCCCAAGCACCACAGCTGGGAGCAGTTCACCTTCAACAAGGAGCTCGTGCGTATCCGCTCTATGCTGGAAACCGCCGGGCTCACCGGCTTGACGCTGCATGATGTGCAGAATGTAATGTGCGAGTTTGGCAAGTACGCCAAAGTCTTAACTGGGCAGGGCGCGCCGCGCTCGCTTTACAAACCTGAAACGGAGTTCTGAGATGGAAATACGAGTTCGCAATGTGAACGACGCGCTGCCTGAGGCGCTGTGGAAATTGTCCGCTGGCAAGTACGCTGAGGAGGCCACCCGCAACGGGCCGGTGTTGGCATTCCCCGAGCCGGTTATCACGACTTACCGCTACCCGCAGGAGCGTATGTTGTTCTGCCCCGACCGGGATGCCAACCCGGTGTTTCACATCTTGGAGAGTTTGTGGATGCTCGCCGGGCGGCGGGATGTAGCCTTCCTGCAGCAGTTTAACAGCAAGATTGGCCAGTACTCGGATGACGGCAAGAACTTTAACGCCGCCTACGGACACCGCTGGCGCTCGCACTTTGGGCAGGACCAGTTGCATATCGTAATCCGGCTGCTGCGCAAAGACCCCTCGAGCCGACAGGCGGTTATTCAGATGTGGGACACAGCTGACCTCACCCGCTCAACAAAGGACAAGGCATGCAATACGCAAATTGTGTTTGACGTGCGGGGCGGCCGGTTGGGGATGACGGTCTTCAACCGCAGCAACGATTTGTGGTGGGGTGCGTACGGAGCCAATGCGGTGCACTTTAGCATGCTGCAAGAGTTCGTGGCGGCCGCCGTAGGGGTTAAGATGGGCACCTACCGGCAGGTGAGCAACAACTTGCACTTGTACCTAGACCCCTCGGTATACGATGGTCGCTCAATACTCGAGCGCCGTAGCAGCTTTGAAGGCTATGACCTCTACGCCAGCGCGCAGGTGCGTCCGGCCTCGCTTATGGCCAATGACAACTATCGCACTTTCCTGGATGAGTGCGCGCTGTTTTGTGATGCTCCGTTCAGCAGCCACACGTACCGGCATGCGTACTTTAACAACGTGGCCCGCCCGCTGGCGATGATTAGCCACACCCGCAGGACTAAGTCGGGCGACGGTAGCGTATGGGCTGACCGCATTACGCACGAGGACATTCGCCGCGCGGCGCATATCTGGATTCAGCGGCGTGAACTCGCTAAGGCTGAAAAATAAATCCCCCGGGCGGCGCAAACCGCCCTAAAATTCGCAACCATAGTAAATAACTTAAAACTGAAGGTAGGTAAACATGAGAAAAGCTCTCGATTTTATACTCCGTGGCGCGGAGGTAAAACGCTTCCACACAACCCACACCCTGGTCAGCGAGACCGTGGGGCACCACTCCCACGGCGTGGCTGCGTTGTGCTGCTTGATTTACGGCCGAGGCGTCACAGCCAATGTGCTTAAGGCTGCCGCGCTGCACGACCTAGCCGAGTGTATCACCGGCGACATTCCCTCCCCGGCTAAGCGCGCTTACGGCATCGGGCAGCAGGTGAACGAACTTGAGACCACACTGCTTGAGGGTGCTGATTTGCACATGCCGCACCTGAGCGAGACCGACACCCAAGTGCTCAAGCTCGCGGACATAGCCCACGGGGCGCTGTTCTGCATCCGGGAAATGGAGCTGGGTAACCGCAAAATGCTCTACATCTACCGCAACTACATTAGTTACGCTGATCAACTCGGTCATTTGCTGGGCTCAAAAGAATTGTTTAACTTGATTGAAGAAAGGTTTAAAAATGTCGGCTAATGATAAACAAGTGGGTGGCTCACACTACAAGTCATCTATTCAACACTGGGACTATGTTGTCGCCAATGATCTTGACTACTTCCAAGCGCAGATTACGAAGTACGTAACCCGCTGGAAGAAGAAAAACGGGCTGGTAGATTTGGAAAAGGGTTTACATTTCCTGGAGAAATACATCGAGATCGCAAAAAGTAAAGAGGCGGAACAGCCGCTGGGTTTCATCGCTCAACCCTTCACTTACGCAGCGTCTACTCTGAAGCCAGATGTAAATATCGGCCCTGTCTCGCTAAATGCAGTTGACCATAAAGCAGTAGCTCGGGTGCTGGGTGAATTCTCCGGCTCAAACGGCATTACTGCTGCTGATCTTGGTAAAGAGCGCGCTCCTGAACAACGCAAAGCCACGTGGTATTCTTCTGACAAGATCCCGCCTAGAGATGCTGAAGGCGCGGCTGACCGTAATTATGTGAACCAGGACCGTTGAGGCTGTAATGGAGACTCTTGTGTTTGACGCAGAAACGCTGCCTAACTACACGGTGCTTGGGTTCAAGTGCGTGGAGACGGGTGAGCGTTTCAAGTTCCGGCGCGGGGACAAAGACGCCCCTGCCCGGTTGGCCGCGTTCATGCAGGAGCCCGGGGTGACATTTGTCGGGTTTAACAATCACTTCTTTGACAACATAATAGTCGAGGCGTTTATTGCCGGGCGCTCTGAGTTGGAGATTAAGCGCATAGCGGATGCTATTATCAGTGAGCGGCTCAACCGCTACACCGCGCGCCGCCGCTTTATGCTGCCCGAGGTGAAATTTGACTCAATAGACCTGATTGAAGTTGCGCCCAGCTTTGTGGGGTTGAAGGCTTACGGTGCGCGCATGCATATGCCGCTGCTGCAGGACATGCCCTTGGCGCACGATGCAGACGTCACCCCCGAGCAGTGGGACATGATTGACGAGTACAACGTAAACGACATTGATACCACCGAGCAGCTGCTGAGCACACTTGAAAAGGAGCTCTTGCTACGGGTGCAGATGTCCCGCCAGTACGGCGTAGACATGCGTAGCAAGTCGGACTCCCAGATGGCGGAGGCTGCGTACATTGCCACGCTCAAGCCGGAAAAACAGTTCGGTGCGAAGATTCCTAAGTCGGTGCGCTACACTCCGCCCGCGTTTATTAAGTTCCAAGACCCCGCGCTGCAGGTGCTCTTCCAGCGAGTGTGCGAGACCGAGTACCAGATTAACCAAGCCACGGGGCACATTATTGCTCCTGAGTTCTTGACGGACGAAGTGTTCAAGTTCAACGCGGGGCTGTACCAGCTCGGCTCGGGTGGTATTCACAGCAAGCACGATGTGTCCGTTTGCCACGTAGCTAACGACAACTACGAGATTAACGACATTGATGCCGCCTCGTTCTACCCCTCGATTATTCTGCTGTGCGACATGTACCCCGAGGCGCTGGGCCGGGAGTTCCTGACCAATTACCGGCAGATTTACAACCGCCGCCTTGAGGCTAAGCGCACCGGGGACAAGGTCACGAATGAGACGCTGAAGATTTCGCTCAACGGCACTTTTGGCAAACTCGCCAGCAAGTACTCGGTATTGTACTCGCCGGAGTTGATGATAGCGACCACGCTCACCGGGCAGTTCACGCTGCTCATGCTTATTGAGTGGCTTGAGGCCGCCGGGGCGGTTACGCTTTCCGCTAACACGGACGGCATCGCGGTGGGTAACACTAAGGACAAGTCCGCCTTGGTGCGCGAGGTGGTTAAGAAGTTCGAGCAGCGCACGGGGTTTGAGTTCGAGTTCACCCCGTACCGGGCGCTGGCGATGAAGGACGTTAACAATTACATCGCGGTCAAGCTAGACCGGGAAGTCAAGGAGAAGGGTATCTATGCACCGCTTTCGCTTAAGAAGAATCCTACAGCGGGTGTCTGCGCTAAGGCCGTGGGCGCGTGGCTTTCGCGAGGCACCCCCTTTGAGCAGACCATTCGAGAGGCTCCGTTTACGGATTTCATCTCGGCGCGTAATGTTACGGGAGGCGGCGTACAGGGGGATGAATATCTGGGCAAGGTCGTTCGATGGTACCAAAGTTCAGACCCTAGCCTTACGCCCCTTAAATACAAGAGCAACGGGAACAAGGTGCCTAAAACGGACGGTGCGCGGGCGTGTATGGCGATTGAATCTGCAGCGGTTCATCCGGCAGATTTAGACTACACCTGGTACGTGCGCGAAGCGGCTAAAATTGCAGCCGTGTGCGGAGCGGAGCGGTTCCTAACGGAAGAACATCGCGCGCTGCTGCCAATAAAGAAGACTAAGAGAAAGAAGAAAGATGAGTGATAACACTGAGCGCACCGTGTGGGTGGTGTACGCGGACCCGCGTAAAAACCTACGAGACGCCGAGCGCTTTGGCTCGCTTAAGGAGGTCTTTAGCTCTGTGGGCAAGACCTACAACACCCCCGCCATGCTTGACCACGCGCGCCGTGTGTTGCAAGACTGGCAGCCGGGGGACATGCTGCTGATGGTGGGGGACCCCACGCTCTGCGCAGTGTGCATGACCGTAGTATTTGAAATTGACCCCTTTATTACCCTGCTACGCTGGGACCGGGACTACTTCCGGTACATTCCCCAGCAGTGGGACTTTACCGAGGGTGGGTATGAGTTTTAAACCGGCGGACGACTACCGCCTCTAACTGAAGAAAGGAAAACAAAATGTCAAATAGCGAAGACTGGAAGAGCGCGTTACGAGTGGGGGTGCAACAGGTGGCCCCTCGGATTTGCATCTACGGCGGGCACGGGATTGGTAAATCTACCCTGGCCAGCAAGATGCCTAAGCCGATCTTTATCAGCACCGAAGGCGGGCTCGACTCGCTGGACGTGACGAGCTTCCCTCGGGCTAAGACCGTGCAGGATGTGGCCTCCGCTATCCGCACTCTTATCAAGGAGGAGCACGACTTTAAGACCGTGGTTATTGACTCGGTGGATTGGCTGGTGGAGCCGCTCATTACTACCTCGGTTGAGAGCAATAATGATGCCAAGGACCTCGCCTATGGCAAGGGTCAGATGCTCGTGGGTGAGGAGTTCCGTGAGATCCTGCAGGGGCTGGACGTGCTGCGCGAGCGCCGGGGTATGAACGCGGTCTTAATTGCCCACGCCGAAGTGGTGAAGTTTGAAGACCCCCGCACCGAGCCCTACGACCGCTACCAACCTAAGCTGCCTAAGCGCTGCAACGCGCTGCTGCAAGAGTGGGCTGATGTGCTGGCGTTTTGTGCCTTCAAGGTGCTTATTAAGAAGACCGACGCCGGGTTCCGCGACGCAGTGCGCGGTGCCAGCACCGGCGAGCGCCTTATGCACTTTGTTGAGAACGCCGCCTACGCCGCTAAGAACCGCTACTCCTGCCCGGAGACTGCGGAGATGACTATTGAGAACTTTTTAAAGCTCGTTCCCGTTCAAGCCTAACCACACTTAAGGAGTATATAACATGGCTAAATTTGGATTTGACACCGCTGAAGTTGACATCAACGAACGCGCCTCCCGTGACCCCATCCCTGAGGGCACTTACACCCTGAAGGCTACCGAGGCCGTTGAGAAAGAAACCCGCAACCGCGACGGCTCTTATATTGCCGTGACTTTTGAGGTCGTGCGCGGTGACTTTGCCGGGCGCAAACTGTGGAGCAACTTCAACATCCACAACAAGAGCGACAAAGCGCAGCGCATTGGGCGTCAGCAAATTATGTCCTGGGCAGCGGCCTGCGGCAAACTCGACGCCGACGACACCGACAAGCTGGTGGATTTGCCGTTCTCCGCCGACGTTTACATTGAAGAAGCCCGTGACGGCTACGCTGCCAGTAACGACATCCGCTCCTTTAACTTTGACGCCCCGGAGAAGACCGAGAAGGCAGAAAAGCCCGCCGCTAAGGCCGCGCCTAAACCTGCGGCAAAAGCTGCCGAGAAGGCCGCTAACCCCTGGGATTGAGTGATTTACGAGGGAAAGCGGATGCTGGTAAAGAGAACATCAACGGTGGCAGTCCGTCCAGACGCAGCGAGTACCTCACCTACGTACCGCTCACACATACGGCTGAGGCGTAAACCCACTTGGTAAAAAGTCTGAATGCTATCGAAACTCGGGAGCGGTTGAAAATGATACCGGGGACGCAAAATTCAGAAACGGGTTATTTCTAACACATAACGGGAGAGCAGTAAAAATGGTGATGATACCACCCCGGCCCGAGCAGGCCATAATTAACGCGGCGTACGCGCACTTCGAGGCAGAGGACGCCAAGCGCCCGCTGTACCTGGGGCGGCTAGGTGCGTCGTTCATCGGCAAGGAGTGCATTAGGCAAATCTGGCTCGACTGGCGGGGCTACGCGCGGGTTAAGTTCTCCGGCCGCATGCTCCGGCTGTTTGAGACCGGCCACCAGCAAGAAGCCCGCATTATTGCGGACTTGCGCAACGCGGGCCTTACGGTGCATGATGTAAACGCCGAAGGCAACCAGTTCGAGTTCACTGACGAAACCGGGCATCTCGTTTGTAAGGTGGACGGGGTGGCTACTGCCGTCCCCGAGAGCACCAAACCCCACGTGCTTGAGGCTAAAAGCCACAACAAGAACAGCTTTGGCGGGCTGAAGAAGGGCGTGCAAAAAGCTAAGCCCGAGCATTATACGCAGGTGCAGACCGGCATGGTGCTCAGCGGGCTGGAGCGCGGGCTCTATGTTTCGGTGTGCAAAGACGACGAACAGCTTTACGTTGAGAAAGTGCGGCCGGACAAACCTTTGCAGCAAAAGATCTTGCAGCGTACTAAGGACCTAGTGGCCGCGCGACTGCGCCCGGTGGGTATTAGCGACGACGGCGAGTCGTTCGGCTGCAAGTACTGTGACATGAAAGAAGTGTGCACCGGCCGGGCCGCCCCGCTGCGTCACTGCCGCACCTGCCAGCATGCCCGCCCCGTGAGCGGAGGGCTGTGGCACTGCGAGCACCTTGACCAAAACCTCACCCCCGACCTGCAGCGCATGGGTTGCAGCGATTACTCTGTACTTTGAGGAGAATGAATTATGAGCAACAATTTACTGAAACAAATCGACGATCTGGTATCTAACAAGACATTCAGTCTGGAGGCGCTTGACGGTATCAAGAAGATCAAGGACGAACTCGCTGTAACCCTGGCAATGACTGAACGGTTGACGCAAGGCATTGATGCAGCTCGCAAAGAAATCGCGGAGCTAAAGGTTTGCCAGGCGCGTGATGCGGACACGATTGCCGCGCTGAAGTTGAAGATTAAAGAAAATCAGGAAACAGTCGAGCAAGGGACGTCGGCCATCTGGCAAAAGAAAATCTCGGATGCCCAGGCAGAAGCCTACAAGGATGCGCTCTATGTGGTGTTCAAACCCAGCTCCGTCAGAGAGGTTATTCAGCGAAACCACGCGGTCGTAGTCCCCAGCGGGAACAGTAGCTACATTCAATCTGTCTCACATCAAGACATTATTACGCGGGAGGATGTATGATACAGAAGACGATTTTGGAAGACAACGCTTCGGATTTCAAAACAGTTGTAGATAACGCTATTTCAATGGGATGGCGGGTCTTAACAGTGGCGATCAATTCCGATACAAATTACTGGTTTGCTGTACTTGAAAAGGAGCGCAAATATGTCTAACTCTGACAAATACAAAGGCTCGGACCTTAGCGCCTGCGCGGGTGATTTGAACTTCAATCTTGAGCCGCCCAAGCCCAATTACCAAATTCACTTCCACAAAGACCACAAGGTAATCGGCACGTTGGACTTCAACGGCGACAAAATGGTGTTCACGGGTGAAGCTGAGCCGAGCGCGAAGATCTTTTTGGACTTCCTGGCAACTTCGTTTAAAGACCGTTTGTGTAAGGAATTCAACGACGGTTACGAATACTGCGTACAGGAAGCCAAGGCTATGGAAGAGGACGAAGACAACACTTGCACCCACTGCGCGGGCACGGGCGAGGGTATGTACGACGGAGCCTCCTGCACGACCTGCCGGGGGCGAGGTTACCTGGTTAAACCTAGGGAGGACGACTGATGAAGATCACTATCGGAATCGACCCCGGAGCCTCCGGCGCGCTGGTTATGCTGCAGGACGACACACCTATCGAGTGGATGCTGATGCCTGTGTACAAGGTGGGCTCGGCTACGCGGGTGAACGCCGCTGAGATGGCTACGTTCTTCACTGAGTCTCACGCCGCGCATGTCTACGTCGAGCAGGTGGGGGCCATGCCCGGGCAGGGGGTTAGCTCAATGTTTAACTTTGGGCACTCCTGCGGCACGATTATGGGTGTGCTCGGAGCTTTGAACCTTCCCCACACAATGGTCACCCCACAAAAGTGGAAGAAGGCCGCTGGCCTAATCGGCACCGATAAAGACGCCGCTCGCGCCCGGGCTATTCAGCTCTGGCCGTATTGGAAGGAGCTGGGCAGCAAGGGCAAGGGGCAAGCCTTTGCGGACGCTGCGTTGATTGCGAGGTACGGAGCATGACTGCGCCCCGCGACCCCGTAGCGGCTAACCCCGTAACCCCCGGCAACGCGGAGTGGAGCTGGGAGGGGTGCTTTACCAACGGGCAGAGCCTTTACAAGTGCCTGCGCTGCCGGCAAACTGTCCGCGCTCACACCCCCGAAATAGCTGAATATGAACATAATTGTAAGGAGAACCCTAATGAACACAACCGTACTGAAGCACGTGCGTAGCCTCTTCAACGTAGACTACGTGCCCGCGCACACCAACCGCCACAACCAACGCCAGTGGGTGCGCTCGGTGCGCAGACTAGGCGACCGTTGGCTGCTGGCGCAACCTGTTACCCGACTGCAAGCCGCTAAGTGAGGATACCGCTATGAAACTCTCAAAATACACAAAAGAATCAATTGTCCGCGCCATCCTGGCGGACCTACCTAAAGCTGACGGAAACAAGTTCAGAGGCGAAATACAGGCGGGTATCGTAAAATTGATGTCGGCTGAGTGCCAAATTATTTATAAAAGAACCCCATCCGCTCTGAGAACACGTTATATTGGAGACCTGGTACGCTCAGATAAGGTTTACTCCGGTGATATAATCTTAGGAGATGCTAGTGAGAAAGAATTAGATGTCTTTTTGAGATCTTACAAAGAAGCTAAAGATGTTAACGACAAGGCTCGCGCTCAGCTTAGTCGAGCAATCATGGGCTACACAACCCTGAACGCGCTCAAGAAAGCCTTTCCCGAGTTTGAGAAATACCTTCCCACGGAAGACGCCCCCACAAAGAACCTGCCCGCGTTAGCTAACGTCGTAGCAGACCTGAGTAAACTTGGGTGGCCTAAAAAGTAAAGGAGTTAGAAGATGATACCGCTGATTATTTGGGCTATCAAAGAAGTCGCTGAGGACATCGCCGAGGACCAAGCCGAAAAGCTGGCCACCGGGGTGGCCGACTCGGTTTTGAAGTCTCTGGACTTGTGCACGCTGACCGAAGCTGAGTTGGCAGCTACCACCAGCGCGCAGCAGGTTCAAGATGCCGTGCTGGCTAAGGTGAAAGCCACCCTCAGCAACGCCGGTCAGGCTTGAGCAAAGACCTGGCTCTCTGCGTGGCGGCGGCGTACCAATCCGGGCAGTACGTGGCCGCCACCGTTGACCCATTTGCCAAACTCTTCAGCAGCGCCCGCAAAATCACTCGCGTTCACTTTACGTAGCAGTGTAGAGTGCTGCAGATTGCCCGCTCCGGCGTTAAAAGCAAAGTCTACTAGGGCATCGTACTGGCCCTGGCTTAAAGGCACCTCTACGTAGCGTTTTACTGCGGCCTCGGAGGACTTTACGTCCCCTTTCAAGAACTCGGTGGCTTGGTCGTGCGTAATCTGCATCCCCTCCTCAACCTCGGGGCCGGTGTGACCGTAACCCACGGTCCAAGGCGCGCCACCCGTGCCGGGGTCTGGGTAAGAGCTGAGTCGGCAGCCCTCGGCGTCTTCGGTCAGGTCGATGCCTTCGGTGTCGTAGGTGAGAGAATCATTCATTTTTGTTTTCCGTTGGAGTTGAGAGTGAGTTGTAAGCGTCTATACAGGCGTTCAATTTGAAGATGGCGTTGTTGCCGTCGTCGGTGATGGAGACAATTCGTTCAGCAGCCGCTGGGTCAAGTTCGGCTCTTGCTTCGTTATTCCCGCCGGGAGCGGTGGAATCGTTGGGCACGTTGCCACAACTGGTAACGGGGACTGACAAGCGCAGAGCGCCAGTGGTAATGTTGTAACGCAGATCCTTTGCAGACCGGGCAGCGTTAGCTTGCGCTGTAGCCAGGTCTGTAGAAATTTTAGAAACTGTCGCTTCTCGCTCATCTGATATCTCCTTGCTGTGTTGGTTAGCGGCCTCGAGTGCGGCCTGCGCTACGGCGCGCTCCTGCTTAATGTCGCCCTGTGACCACTCGTACCCGCCGAACGCTGCACCTAGCCAGGTGGCCACCAGGAACAGCCAGAACCATGGGTTAAGAAGCATCATCGCCGGGGTCTTTCTTCGATTCAGAACTCTGCAAATAATGCCCCAGTACCGTCGGTAGGAAGATCATCAACGGGGTGAGAATTGCAAAGATCGATTTGTCATTAGGGGCTTGGTCACCAAAGGGTTGGTCAACAAACAAGATGCCGAAGAGCAACGCCAACGCGGAACACAGAAAGGTAAGCGCTAACGAGCCCAACACCAAGAGTTTGATGAGGGCGTTGGTTTTGCGCTCAAAGTCTTTCACGCTTTGGGCTTTTGCAGCAGGTCGCTTGGGCAAGCCCGCTTCGCGGTGCAGATTGGTGGTTGGCAGTCCGGGGTTTCCCAGTTCTTTGGATTCTGGCATGCGTATCTGTAGTGGTCGCCACAGCCTCCGAGGTTACAACTTACGATGATGAGCAGGTTTAGCAGCAGCTTTCGCATCTTGCACC